TACGAGAATGTATTTGACAATATTGAAATTGACGTTGTAAACAAAAACCCTGTAGTTACATTAGCTGAGGCATTATACAATGGATTAACAGCAAGAGAATTAGCTTTTGTTGTTGCCAAAGATATAGCAGCACAAATAATGGATCAAGCAAGGGAAGAATTAACAAAAGAAGAAGAATAATTATGGCAAACAAAATTTTAGTAACAGGCTATAGCGGAACAGGTAAGACTTATTCCCTAGCAACACTTAATCCGAAAGAGACATTTATTATATGTCCTGACGAGAAAGCACCTCCATTTAGAGGTTGGAAGAAGAACTACCTTATGGCAGATGAGTCAGGTAAATTTAATCCTAACACTTGTAACTATTTAAAGACTACAAACTGGGAGAAGATTAGAGCTGCAATGGCTTTTGTAAGCAAGAACAGAACTGACATCAAAACAATTGTAATAGACACTATTACTTATGCTATGATTGGAGAGTTTATGGACAAAGCTAAAACAGTAGGTTTTGCTAAGTTTACAGAGATGGGTGACAATGTTTACAAGACATTGAAATCTATTGACAGCCTTAGAGAAGAGCTTAACGTAATAGTTATGGCTCACACAGAGGTTAAAAGTTTCAACGGTGTTGACCGTACTGTATTTGGTGTACCAGGTGGTAAACTAGTACAAGACGTAGTTAAGCCAGAAGGTATGTTTAGTATCATACTAGAAACTGTAGTAGAGAAGAAAGGTGAAGACATCAATTATGGTTTCATGACTCAAAACAATACTACTAACATGGCAAAAAGTCCTGCAGATATGTTTGGTTCACAAATTATACCAAATGATATGTCAGCAGTTCTTGAGTCTATTCGTAAATTCGAAGAAGGAGAATAAATAAATAAGGGAGGTGAGATTCCTCCCATTTTTTAACATTAATACACACACACACATGGAAACAACAATCATTTTTGGTTCTAAGAGATTAGGACAACAACTAGCAGCAGTATCTTCAGGAGATAAGTATTCTGACAGAGCTGTAGTAACAGTAGAAGGAGACAAAGGAGCTAGAAAGTCTCGTAGATTATTATTTAACACTAAGGCTGCACAGAAACTAGGTCTTGACAATGGAGAAATACAAGAATTAGTATTTGCATCTGTTGAAGGAACTAACCGTCAGGTATTAGTTGCTAACAAGAGCTTAGTACCTTCAGCTGACCAAGAGAACATTGTATCATACAAGACCTCTAAGAACAGAGTAGCTAACGGAGAAGAAACGAAAGAGAAAAGTAAAGCAATTACCTCATCTTTCTTCTGTAAAGAAGTATTTTCTTTCTTAGGTCTTGAAGAGTCTGAAGGTGCATCTGAATTTTACTTAAATACTTTCCCAGCCAATGATATTGAAGCTTATGCTTTAGTACCTGTAGGACAGGAGCCAGTAATTGAGACAAACTCAGGTTCACATACTATGTCTGACGTACAAGAATCTGTTACAACAGAAATTGCTAAGCAAGAAGCTGCAGATAACATCCTTGATGAGGAAGTAAAAGTAGAAGCTGAAGCAATTGAGGTTGTAGAAGAGGAAATTATCATGGTTGAAGTACAATCAGATTCAGATGATGAAGCCTCAGAGTGGGACTAATTATCTAAATAAGTAAAGGTAAAGGGAGTAGCCTTAAAATACTCCCAAATTTAATATTTATAGTAAATTATGAGTGCATTCGGAAAAGAACAAAGTGCAGGTGGATCAGTAAAAAAATTACATACTGGTGCTGCCAATTTTAAAGTAGTAGGAATTAACCCTACTAAAGAGGAGTTAGAGGCCATTTATGGTCGTGAACTAAATTTTGACCCTGAGTATACAGGAGAAACAACAGTAACTGACTCTGATGGAGAGAGAAATGCTCGTCAAATTAGACTAGATTTTTACCTAAGTAACGAAGAAAGTGGATTAACTGAGAAGGTTCAGTTTTATGTTGCAGATACGCATCACAAGTCTCAAAGTGGAAAATACAAAGTGATTAATTCATTTGGTAAAGACACTTGGTTGACTGAAGAGGCTATCAAGACTAAAACTCTTCCTGACAACATGCAATGGTACAACGCTGATGGCGTAAAAGTTGCTAAGCGTGGAGAAGTTGAATTGATTTCTTTCTTAGTAAATTTATTAAACCTACCTTGGGATACAAGTAAAGTAGCTGATGTTTCAGAATGCTATGCACGTATCGACAAAGAAGAGTGGGCTAAGATCTTTACAGGTGACGTTGCCTTGTTGAAAGGCCTAATTGATAGTACCAACAACAAGATTGGTATCTTATTAGGTGTTAAAACTAAAGGAGATGGTAAATTAGTGCAAACTGCATTTAACCGTCATACATTACGTCAGTATGTAATAGGTGGTACTAGAGCTGATAAGTTCAAATACATCCTTAAGGATCTAAAATCTGCACAAGATGCAGGTGCATTTGGTAACGTAGACTTTGGTCCTTTAGACCTAGCTATTCGTGAGCACCAAATCGTGCCTACAGCTATTTCAGCAGACAATACTAATCAGTTTGATGCTTTTGCTAAGGCAGAACCAGCAGCTGATGCAGTAACTATGTCTGATGATGACTGGCTATAATATATAGCTTAATTAATTAAATAGACCCTCACAGCAATGTGGGGGTTTTTTAACCTTTAAATACAAACAACATGAGTTTTGGTAAAAGTAAAGATTACAAAGATCTGCCTACATCGGATGCGATATTATCGTGTGTGCATGAGATAGATATATTTGCTTATTACTTGGGTGGTGTTATACCAACTAAGCCTATAAGTAGCCCTCTTCGTGAGGACACATCACCATCATTCAGTCTGTTTCATAGTAGGGAACATAATTGTGTGTTATACAAAGATTTTGCAACAGGAGACGCAGGTAACTGCTTCGTATTTGTTATGAGACTTTTTAATTTGAAGAGTAAAGTAGAAGCAATCAATAAGGTTGCAGCTGACTTTAGTCTTACACAGTTTGAAATCCCTAATTCTGTTCATTCCCGTCCAGTAAATCTGACGTACACTAAAACTAAAAATAAGACCTTAGCTAAAAGCAGGCTTAAGATAAGTGTTACGACAAGAAACTGGTCTGTTAAGGACAAAGAATATTGGAATGGAAAGTATGGAGTGACTAAAGAGCAATTGGAGTATTGCAACATATACCCTATATCGCATTTCTTTATAAACGGATACTGTACTAAAACTAATGACCATGCTTATGCATTTGTAGAACAAAAAGATAATATTCAGACATTTAAGATCTATCGTCCTTATGACGTAGAGAACAAATGGATAAATAATAACGATTATTCTACCTGGGAATTGTGGACACAGTTACCCGTAAGCGGAGACACATTGATAATAACAAGTAGCCGTAAGGACGCTTTAGTAATCAAGACTTTATTTCCAACTAACGTTATAACATCATGCTCATTACAGAGCGAGGGAGTTAATCCCAAAGAGAGTGTAGTTAACGATATTAGAAGTAGATTCAAAAATGTTTATGTCATGTATGACAACGACTTCGATAGTAATAAAAATAGAGGAAGGATAGCTGGTGCCAAACTAGCTTCCCAGACAGGTTTTACACAAATAGAGATTCCAGACGAAGCTCAAGTGAAAGATCCATCTGACTATATAGAAAAATTTGGCAAAGAAAAATTAAAACAATTAATACAAACATTAACAATTAAATAACAATCACCATGATTACAAGAAAAATTAATACAAATTTGATGAAAAAACTAGAAACATTCAAAGTAATGGCTCTAGGCGAGGCGATTCAAACGCCAATATTATTAATAGGACCTCCAGGTGTTGCCAAGACTGCTGCTGTAATTGATTTTGCAAAAGCATCTCTAGGTAAACTTAAAGGTGAAGACTTGTTTCTTTTAGAAACAGACGAAGGTACAAAAAGTAATGCAATTAAAGGTAATGTAGACCTTGAGGCATTGACTACCGAGAATAAGTACAAGGTTGATTCTCCTGTAACTAGAGCAAAAGTTGTTGTAGTTAACGAGATTGACAAAGCCTCAGCATCACTAAGAAATAGTTTGCTAGGTATTATGAACGAGAGAGTTTTATTTAACGGTAAAGAGAAGATGCCATGTAAGTGGACTAACTTCATTGCTACCTGTAATGAGATTCCTGATGACGAGAAAGATTCTCCATTCTGGGATAGATTTCTAATTACACATGATGTAAAAAGATTGAGTCCTGCGGACATGATGAAGTACTACAACAAAGGTGGTAAAACCTTTAGACAAGACCATAAGATTCTTTTACCAGAACAAGCTGATATCGATGCGATAACACTTGATCCGATTAAGCTTAAGATAGTTTTGGATGAGACTCACTCTGATTTATCAGATCGTGCTTTATCATTCTTACCTATTCTTATTAAGAATGTTATGTGTGTATGGGGATTTGACGAGAGTAGAGGTATGATTAAAACTGCTGAGTTACTAGTTGGTAAAGCTGCAGCTAAAAATCTTGCTAAAAATCTTGTTCCTGCACCAGTTAGAGCTGTGTATGATGCAATTGATGCAATCGGTATGTGTGTATCACCATCTGATTACAACGAGGCATACGATAAGTTCGAGAAGTCATTTATGACTGCTGATACTTCTAAATTACTTAATGAAGCTGACAAAGAACAGATGAAGATTAGAATGTCTGAAGAGGAAGCTAAGTTAGAATTCTTGAAGGAGGATACTGTTAACGAAGACGCACTTTAATATGAGTCTTTTTAACAGGAGAAACGGATCAAATACAGGATGGGGTTTTAAAGCTCCATCTTATGATCCATACGGACAGTACAGAAACTCCACGCCAGGAGTATTTGGATTTAGAAAAGACAAGCACGTGGTTATGCCAGGTGTTACTTCATACGAATCTATGAGACTAAATAGGATCAAAAAATACGTAGAGGAGAAGACAGACGAACCTTGCACATTAAGTCAAGAACTAATTAACGATGTTTACAGTATTTATGTAAACGGAGAAGTTAAGAGAAGACCTAATGATGGTTCTAATGCAATCAGACACAAAGTTTTGGATAAGGTATATGATTACCTAACCAAAGTAGTTACAGTAGATTCACCATTGTTTACCAATATACTTACCAGAGAGTTAGCTTTAGTCTTGCAGAAGATTGATAATGAAGTTAGAGATGAGCAAGAGAGACAAGGTAAGCCAGATGATGGTCTAGAGAGTGATCTAGGAGGAGATCCATCAGAAGAAGGAGAACCAGGAGAAGGTAAGCCTGATGGTAAAGGTAAAGGTGAAGGTCAAGGCCAAGGAGATGATGATGGAAGTCCATCTGAATCAACAAGTAAGTCTGAAGGAGCAAGTAAAGGTAATACTTCTGAAAGTGTCAGAAGAGACCATGCTCTTGAAAAGATAATTGACAAGGCTCTTGATGATCACAAGGATGATTTTGAGAAAGCTAAAGACGAAGCTGACAAGAAGATTAAGGAGTTAGAATCACAATTAAGCAGTAATGACTTGAAAGAGTTGTCTGGTGGTGATCCTGAATTCTTAGACGAAGTTGATAAGCTTAGACACATTATTAAGGATCTTAATTTTAACAAGAACAGTATTAGATCTGTCTTGGATAAGATTCTTAATGAGTCACAAAACTATTTTTCCACAAAACACAGTATAGTAGAAGAGAATATCTTTGAATGTGAAGAGTGTGAAGATTTGTTTGGTCTAGAGTTCCTTAATCCTATCTTTAAGAACGCAGAGATATTGAACATGGGTAATAATAGTAAAGTTTACAAAGGTAAATTTGACCTATATATTGACTGTTCAGGATCTATGACTTCTGAAGAGACGTTTGAGAATCAGAACATAATGATGATTAACCTTGCAAAGGGTATTGCTTCTACATTAAATAAGATGGGACTAATAGAGAATTTATATTTCTTTGATACACAATTGTATCGTATAGATAATGTAAATGACCTTACTATACTTGGATTTTCCAGGTCTGGTGGTACTGACTTTAATAAAGTAATGGACAATATACAAGAAGAGGGTAATAATTCTGTAATTCTTACAGATGGTTATGATGCTTGTAAAATTTACGACAAGAGAGCTTTTTGGATTGGAGTTGGAGGTACAGAGTTTGAAGGTTATGGAAATCAAAATGCTTTTGATCAGTTCCGTGCAAACAAACAATGTGTTGCCTACAATCCACATTCAAGTAAGTTTGAGTATGTATAGTAATTATGGCCCCGGTTAGTTCCGGGGTTATATTAAAATTAAATTATGATTTTTATACCAGGTAATATACCAAGTCTTAAGAATTCTAAAGTAAAGACGGCTAGAGGGATCTTTAGTTCCCCCACCGTTAACAAATTCCTTAGATCAATTGGCATACAGAAATTTAACTCTCGTAAGAAAGAAGTTAAAGGATATGTAGACGCTACTAGACCTAATCAGTTTGAGGCTTTACGAGAAGAATTCATGAAGATGAAAGCAACTACTAGTGACCCTATTGTTATAGGTTATCACCAAGTAAGAAATAGTAAGAGGTTATTTGACTTTAGTAATAGTGTAGAAATCGTACAAGATTTGATGACTGCA